CTTTATTGGTACTCCAGCAGGAAAGAATCACTTTTTTGATTTATATCAAGATGCACAAGAGGATGATGATTGGGATGCGTTTCAATTTACTTCAATTGATAATCCCTTCTTACCAGAAGAAGAAATAGAAGCTGCCAGTAAATCTATGTCGTCTATGTCCTTTAGACAAGAGTTTGAAGCGTCATTTGAAACATTTAGTGGTGGTATATTTAAAGAAGAATGGTTTAAAGAAGATGAAGAACCAGAAGAGGGTAGCTATGTTATAGCTGTAGACCCTGCTGGTTATGAGGATAGTGAGAAAGAAAGAAACTTAAAGCGTTCAAGATTAGATGAAACTGCAATATCAATAGTTAAGATAGACCGAGATAAGTGGTGGGTGAAAGATATCCTACATGGTAGGTGGAATATTAAAGAAACTGCCAAAAAAATCTTAATGTCGGCTATAAATGTAGAATCAAGCACAGTAGGTATTGAAACTGGTGCTTTGCGTAACGCCATCTTACCTTATTTGGAAGATGAAATGAGAATTAATAACCAATGGTTGTCTATTGTAGAGTTACGACATGGTGGTAAAAAGAAGATAGATAGAATCACTTGGTCGTTACAAGGCAGAATGGAACATGGTCAGATAACTTTCAATGAAGATAAAGATTGGAAGCATTTTAAGAATCAGATGATGGATTTTCCTAACAAATTAGCACATGATGACTGTTTGGACAGTCTTTCCTACATCGACCAAGTAAGTGTGGCAGATTTCGCCCACACAATTGAATTAGAAGAAGAATGGAGTCCTATAGATAATGTTGCTGGATATTGAAGATTTAAACCCTAAAGATTATGATGATGTTGTAGAGTATAGTCAAGACGAATCGACCATAGCACTAAGGTATATAGCAGCTTGTTCAATTATTGCTAACCTAGCTAATGACTTAGACCCTGACTTAATCCCTGATGATGAAAATGTAGACCTATCTATATGCAAAATGCTTATGGATGGTGCTATTGAGATAGAATCCCTAAGTAAAAGTATACATTAATGCAAATGAGAATGATTATCAATTGCATTTAGAATAATAGTGTGTTATAATCGCCCCAATTTCTGGAGAATAAATTTTTATGCTTGACAAGAAGGAACAACAATACCAAGCGTTAGCTAGTTGGTTAAACTATAGACTGGAAGGTTGGAGAACTCATAGAGAAATTAACTATACTACCAAGTGGGATGAATATTATCGTCTATGGCGTGGTATATGGGATTCAACTGACCGAACAAGAACAGCAGAACGCTCAAGAATTATAGCACCTGCCCTACAACAAGCAATTGAGTCATCAGTAGCCGAACTAGAAGAAGCAACATTTGGTAGAGGCAAGTGGTTTGACATTCAAGATGATATGCTTGACCAAGATAATAGCGAAGCTGAGTATATTCGTAATCTATTACAAGAAGATTTGGAAAAGACTGGTGTAAAAGATGCACTAGCAGAGGTATTTCTTAATGGTGCTATCTATGGAACAGGTGTTGCAAAGATTGTTGTCAACCAAACAGTAGAAAGAGCACCTTCAGAAGAACCTGTTGAGGGTTCAATGACTGGTATGAGAGGTATTACAGAGTATGCGTCTATTGATGTTAAGATAGAACCTATATCTCCAAAAGAATTTCTTATTGACCCTGCTGCTAACTCAATAGATGAGGCATTAGGTGTCGCCCACGAAGTAATCAAACCTAGATACCATGTAGTTCAGGGCATTCAGTCAGGAATATACCGAGATGTACCCCTTGATGGTGATTATGATGTAGTGAAGATGGGCTTTGACTCAGAAACACGACAAGCTGATGAGTCTGATTCAGTTAAGATAACAGAATATTGGGGCTTAGTACCTAAGAGATTCCTTAAAGCTAAAGCTGACAAGGATGACTTTGAATATACAAAGAAAGATGAATTAGTAGAGGCAGTAGTAACTATATGTAATGATGAATACATCTTGCGTGTAGAAGAAAACGCCTTTATGATGGTAGATAGACCTTTTGTTTCTTACCAACACGACATTGTACCAAATAAATTCTGGGGTAGGGGTGTGGCAGAAAAGGGATATAACCCACAGAAGGCTTTAGACGCTGAAATGAGAGCAAGAATAGACTCATTGGCTATGACTACTACTCCAATGATGGCTGCTGACGCTACAAGACTACCTCGTGGAACTAAATTTGAGGTTCGCACAGGTAAAACTGTACTTACTAATGGTAATCCTAGAGAAGCAATCATGCCTTTAGACATGGGGCAAACAGACCCATCAACATTTAATCAAGTAGCTAGTTTACAGAACATGATTCAAATGGGAACAGGTAGTGCTGACATGGGGCAACAACAAGATACAGCTAGTGGCATGAGTATGATGCAATCTGCATCTATTAAACGCCAAAAGCGTACTTTAATGAACTTCCAAAACACATTTCTTATCCCAATGATTAATAAATCTATGTGGCGTAAGATACAATTTGATGTAGATAGATACCCTGTTAGTGATTATAAGTTTGTACCTTATTCTACTATGGGTATTATGGCTAAAGAGTTAGAAATGCAACAGATGGTTCAGATGTTACAAGCTATACCAAAGGATTCACCTGCATTTAATGTTATATTACTTGCTATGATGCAAAATTCTAGTATACATAACAGAGATGCTATTGTATTTGGACTACAGCAAGGGCAAGAACCAAATCCAGAAATGCAACAAATGGAACAAATGGGTGTTCAATTAACAATGCAACAAGCACAAGCAAATATTGCTAAGACTCAAGCTGAAGCACAAGAAGAACAAGCTAAAGCCCAAAAACATCTTGCTGAAGCTGCTGTACTACAGCCTAATGAACTAGATATGGCAGAGAAACAACTGAATATGCAAAAAACTGCTGTAGGTTTAGAGAAAACTAAGGCAGATGTAGCCAGACAACACTCTGAAACAGCTAGAAATGTACCAGAAGTAGAACATCTTAAATCAGAAACTATATTAAACCTAGCCAAAGCTAGACAAGCTGGAAGAACCAGCCCTATAAATACTACAGTACAATAATTTATGGCAAAAACAGATGAGGCTTTCCTATCTGATAGATTAGATATGTTAAGAGGCGAAGGCTGGTTAGATTTAAAAGAAGAATTAGAGAATTTAGAATTGAGTATTACTAATTTAGATAATATTCATTCTGAACAAGACCTTTGGATAATCAAGGGTCAGTTGCGTATACTAAACTTTTTATTGAGTTTAGATACTGCAACTACACTAGCGTTGGAAGAACTGCAAGACGCAAATCCAACATAATATAACTTCACAACCCCACGAGGGCGGAGAAAAAATGAGTATAGTAGTAAATGACGCACCAAAGGTAGATGAACCTATAACAGAAACACAGGTAGAAGAACAAGTAGTAGAAGCAGTTGCAGAACCAGATGGAAATGTAGTTGAAGAAACTCCAGAGTTTGAAGTACCTACAAAGTATGCGGGTAAGTCCATGCAAGAGGTAATTGAAATGCATCAAAATGTCGAACAGGCATTGGGTAAACAAGGAACTGAAGTTGGAGAACAACGGAAGTTAATTCAAAGTTTACTTGAGGCACAAAACAAGTCTAATGCTACTGTAGAAGAGCCACAAGAAGATGCAGTTAGTTTTGAAGATGCTTTTTATACTGACCCTGCGAAAGCAGTCAACTCAGCTATTGAAAATCATCCAGATGTACTAAAGGCAAGAGAGCAACAAGCCCAACAAGAGCAACAACAACAGTTGAATGTACTTGAAAAGGCATATCCAAACTGGGAAAAGACTGTCGCAGACAAGAATTTCCAAGATTGGGTAGGTGCTAGTGAGATTAGAAAAGATATTTTCCGTAAAGCTGATAAAGAATATAGACCAGACTACGCAATTGAACTCTTTGATATGTACGATAAAATCAATATGGTTGAAAAAACCAAAGAGGTTCAAAAGAGTGAGAGGACTAAAGCTAAGAAAGCATTACGACAAACTGTATCTGAAACTCGTTCCACACAATCTGTAGGTGGTAAGAAAATGTATAGAAGGGCTGATTTAATCAACCTTCAAATTACAGACCCTAACCGATATGCCTCGCTTTCTGATGAAATTCACGAAGCGTACGCAGAAGGAAGGGTTAAATAATCATTTAATAGGAGAAGCAAATGGCTTTAGGTTCAAACCAAGTAACGACTTCCGTAGCTAATAACTTCATCCCCGAGTTGTGGAGTGATGAAGTTATAGGTGCGTATAAGTCAAATCTAGTGGTAGCTAATTTAGTTAATAAACTATCACATAAAGGGAAAAAAGGGGATACTATATATATCCCTGTACCAGCAA